GTTCCATCTTGCGGGATAGTCTTAAGAATATTGAAGATTCCCTGATGAAGTGGAGACAGGAGAACCTGTGTCCACCAATCGGTAATCGCAATAATCCGGACCTTTCCGCGTGCCTCAAAGAGTTTGACCAAGCGACCAAGTTTACCAGGGAACTTCCCCCCAACGATCAGCAATGGTACAATCGGTAGTGCCACACAAATGGTAAATAGGTTCCAACCCAACGCCAACCATGCCTTCTGGGAATATGCAATAGATAACCAATGCCACCACACAAGTGGGTGGCGAAGGAAAGCTAGAGCATCTAACCCTGCAGACCATGTTGCTTTGTTGAAGTTCGGACCTGCCGATTCTGATAAATGGGTCCAGAGGACCTTACCCAGAACCAGAGCCTTGGGAAGCATGCCAACGGCCAGACTCACTTCTAGTATAGAAAGTGTAGTACTCGTACCAGTAAATCCATCCACAATAGTGGACAGTTTCACGATAGGAGCACAGCCGATGACACGATAGACCGAAAGAACAGTCAGAGTGAGTCGGATCACCCCTAGGGCATAAACGGAATCTTCGCCTCGTAAGAGGTGGAAGATAGACCGCAAAGGCCCAGGTAGGATGACCGGCAATCCTGACCGCGTCAGACGGACTCGTACTGTTCCGCCGACGTCCTTAAAGGGCTCCTGTCCAATCCACATCACGATAATCCGACAACACATGGCTAAGTACTGGGTAAGCCAAAGGCTCCCGTTCGTTTTCCATAGTCGAAGGATAGATTCATGAAGTGGAAGAAAGCAAGACTTCCAGAGGGCTCGATGGCCTGTCAACCAGACCGGTAACATCATAAAGAACCGAAGCTCACGCTTCCGGATCCAACGACTGTTACTGGTTACTTTACCATGGGAAGAACGATTGTTCATAATTAAGTGAATAATTGTTTGTCTAGTGGTCTAAGTCATGACGTCCATCCGGCCTCCTGGCTTGCCTTGCTGGTCCAGGATTTAAACGTGTTCGTGATGGGGATATTGCAACCCTTCTCAGTCCCATGTTAGCACAAATATCGGAACATGACTCACTGGGTCTTACCCTCGTAGTTAGAACCACACTAACCCCTTGCGGGAAAAGAGGTCTCTTAAGCGTTGGGTTCCTCTTATTAGTGCCGACCTAATCGTGACAGTGACTAATATGCCACAGAAAAGGCGCGGTTTGGGGCTGTCTAACACAGCTGCGGAAACACCAGAGATACCAAGTACATGGCAGAGTCTGGGGCCTCACACGAACGGTCCAAACAGG